TGTTCAAGGCGGGTGCAGGATTTACTTTTGCAGGGCGTGTGGCTATAAGTATTAACTGCGATTTACCCGCTACAGGTGCTTTAGTTGACTTCTCGGCTAGTAACATAGATAATGATGAGTCACTAGAGTTATTTGACTGCCGTGTAACTCGTCAAGGTGTTCTTGATGCTTCGGACACTACTATACACCCAAACATTGACCACACATCTGTTAAGTGTCTATGGGGCAATAATGCAGGATTACCAAACACGACTAAGTACATTAAAGGTAATATAACTACAGAGATTGAAACAGTTGTTAGTGCGGTTGATACCTATTACCCATTGTTAGGGACTTTCACCATTGAAACTGAATCGCACTTCGACATGCCTTCTAATGGAGAATTTAGATTGCTTTCGGGAAATGGTACTTATCAATTAACAGGTGACTTAGTCATAGATGGTAGTTCAAATAATGAGCTTGATGTTCGTGTGACTAAATCAACAGATGGCGGTGCTACTTTCCCGACTGAGATTACTCATATTAAAAGACAAGTTAATGCTCTTGTTGGTGGTAGAGATGTTGCATTTTTTCCCATTAACTTTATCGCTACATTGAGAGAAAATGATAGGGTTAGGCTTGAAGTTGAGAACAAAACAAATACATCTAATGTGACAGTTGAATTAGATTCCTTCTTTATTATAACGGGGGTTTAATTAATGAAACTGATCAGCGCAACACAAAAAGAGTTCTTGGACTCAAATCTTGAAGCTCAATTCATCTTCGGGGCTAGGTTAGTCGCTTATCCTCGTACTGACAGATGGGACAATGAGAACAACCGCTTGCAGAGCATTAGAGCAAATGGTGACTTAATATCTAATGTTTGGACAACTGCTTGGCAACCTGCAACGGCTCAAGGTGATAATTGGGTGGCTTTACACATTGAGGATTTCAATTTTAATCCTGCACCTATGTCAGAGCTTTACCCTGCTGAATATCTTGATGAGCAGTATGCTGATAGAGTCGAGGAAGGTGAGCTATTTTCTGAGGTTTACGGACATTTATCCTCGACTGAATATGTAACACAATTTATCATTGATACAGATGAAAATATCACTACTGTTACTGTTTAGCTTATTATTAGCTTCTTGTGAAAGTGTTTCGCCTGTAGCTTATAAAAAGGTCAAGAAAGCTCCTGTAATTGAATATAAGCCTACTGACACAATAGGAGTCGATGAAGCCAAGGAAACACTTGCTAACAATGCTAAAAAGCGTTTAGAGTTAGTTAAGCGAGGTGCTAAAAGGTCTGATGATTTTGAGCCTTTGATCCTCAGCTTAATAGCTTTTCATAATTATGACCAAGAATTAAAGTTATCTGATGTTTCGCCATTCATGAAAGAGTTGCCACATATTGCATCTATTTCAACACATCAAGAAAAAGAGGAATTTATTAGGCTTGGAACTGCTGATAAGATAAGCACCAAAAAGCTTGGTGATGAGGCTAGTAAAGGTGAGATAAATAATAAAGAATTTAAGAAGCTTAAAGTATCTTATGCTAAATTGCAGAAAGAAATAGATTCAAGGGTAACCGAAAAGACAGTTATGATCGGTGGATTATTTATGACAATCGGTGGAATAATATTCGCAGTTAGTTTCTTTATTCCTGCTCTATCTAAAAAATTAATGCTTGGCGGTGGATCTATAATTTCTGTAGGCGGTTGTATTATGGCGTTTGGTTCTTTCATGGATTCATTCAGAAGCTTTATGGAATCAAATGGAAATAAGGTTTTTTGGCTTATTGTGATTCCCTTACTAGGTCTTCTATGGATTCCTTTTATGAAAAAAGCAGACAAAGCAATTGACGAAATAAAGTCTGATGATATAAATGATTAGCCTTTCAATTTATTAAACAATAAAATTGAGCAGTCAAAAAGGCTATTGTCCAAGTGGAGCAAGCTCCCAGTGACATTCATTCAAATTGTTAAATAAGTTTTTTAAATTCTTATTCATATAGTTTGATTTCTACTGTAGCTCCCTATCGTGCTTGATGGGGAGCTTTTTTGTCTCTATATACTATATGTTTTATATACTATTTTAAAGAAATATATATTTTTATTATATTTTATTATAAAAACACTTGTATTAATATTAATTATATATATATTGAAGTATTAACAAAACAAAACAACGGAGACAGAAAAATGAGCTACAAACTAAACTTAATTAAAAACATCGACAGAAAAGCACTGAGATTTAATAAAAAAACAAATACTCAAAATACTTTTGAATCAATCGGCTATCCTAAAGCGTGTCACTTTACAGATAACGAAGGCAATAAAATAATGATAAATCAAAATGCAGGTGGTAGAATTAGAGCACAAAGAAGAGTTGGTAAAAGTTGGGGTGTCATTAAATTTGAAGTTGCCTTAAACACAATAGATTGGAGTAAGCCATTAACAGATGTAAAAGGAAATATTTACGAAGTTTAATTAAATAAACGCCCTTCGGGGCAACAACAAAGGAAATGAAGATGAATCAAATAATAGCAATCATACTTATAATTTTATCCTCAATAGTGATAGGATATTTTGCAAGAAAGATTAAAGAAAAGAAAGTTTGCGATAACTGCGAAGTTAAGCTTCGAGCCAAGGCTTTATGGTTTCGTATTGATGGAGAATGGAATCAGTTAATTTTAAACAGTGATTTCTCAGTAACTTTAAACGGGCAGGATTCAGATGCAATCGGTAATATCATTGGATTTGATCGCTTATTAAGCAAGCAGGACAAGATAGATATATATAACTGCACAAAGGGCATCAAAATGCTACCTAAAGAACTTCAAAAAGATATTAACTTTACTTTTGAAGACTTTGCAGAATTTAAATAAACAGCGAGGATAAAAAGATGAGAATACTAGCAGTAGATGGATTTTATAAAGGTAGATTTTTGCCTAAAATGGAACGTGGGTTTTATTCGATTTTGATTGATTTAGGCGATTACAATTTAGAAGATAATCGTTTTTTTAAACAAACATATTACATGCACTTGTTTAGATATGATAATGAAGAATTTAATATTTATTCACAGAGTCAAGAAGGATTTGAAGCTAATCAATCGTTAATTAACTTCTTTTCAGAATATAAAGAAAATAAAAATGAATTAAATAAAATAAGCAAACTTTTAAACTAAACAACAAAAGGAAAACAAAAGATGGAAGCAATAATTAAAGTAGAAAAAATGTCACCTTCTGAAATTTATGAAGGTAACAATATTGAGTTAATCTTATCTGAGATTAAAAAAGAAGCATTGAGTTTTATTCCCGATACGACTACAAAGAAAGGTCAAGCGGAAATCAAAAGCCTTGCAAGTAAAGTAGCTAGATCAAAAACTTTTCTTGATGGTGAAGGAAAAAAACTTGCTGATGAACTAAATGCAAAATTAAAGCCTATTAATGGACTTAGAAAGAAGGTTCGAGAAACTTTGGATGAGCTTAAAGAAGAAGTAAGAAAGCCAGTTACAATAATTGAAAACATTGAAAAAGAACGCGTGGCAAAATTGCAGGAGCGATTAAAGGTTTTTGATCTTGATGTTTATGAACTTTTATATAACTCAAAAAATATAAATAAAGCCATTGAAAATATTTCTAAAGTTATTGTTGATGAATCTTGGCAGGAATTTGAATTAAAGGCTGATAAGCTTAAAATCGAATGTATTGAAACACTTACTAGCAAACTTAAAGAAACGCAAGAATACGAAGCTAAACAAGCTGAAATAGAAGCTGAAAAGCAGAAGCAACTTGTAGAAAAGATCCGCAAGGAAGAAGAACAGAAAGCTAAGTTAAAATATGAGCAGGAAGAACAGCGCAAAAAACAGCAAGAACTATTTAATAAACAATCCGAAGAACAAAAGAAGCTAGGTATTGAAGCAAGTGAAAATGCTAAAGTTCATCTTGAAAAATGCGAAGCTGAATTAATTAATGATCTTATGGTTTCTTTGTTTATGTCAAAAATTCAAGCTAAGGCTTTTGTTAATGAAATCGCTGATGGTAAAATTAGACATTTAAAACTGGATTATTAAAATGAGCAAGGTTGTTAAAAACAACGTTTCAGAAAAAGAAGCTTTGTTGCAAGAAGATAAAAGAAAGCAGTTTGAAGATTTTGTGAATACTTTTGGCAATACTTTTGATGGTCGTGGCGGTTGTGTAAACTATGCTAAATTCATTGGATATGACAAAGGAGCAATCAGCAGAATGATGAACGGAGAAACCCCAGTACATGATATTCATTTTACAATTATAAGGCTAGTAAATGAAAGAGAAGAAGCAAAGAAGAAAGCAAGACAACAAACAAGACAAATTAAACTGCTTAAGATGTTCGACAGGTTGCGTGGTCTATCGCTCAAGCGGTCAAGTTTGCGAAGTTAAGGAGAAGTGAAAAATGTATTTAGTAAGAGTGAGCAGTCAAGATTTAATTGATGCTGAAAGAATAACAGGAATAAAAACTTTTATAGAGGGGGAGATAGAAGTTTTCTATAATGATGGGCATTCTTTCCATGTAGAAGAAGAATACAGGAAACAATTTATGAATCATATTAGTGAATTAAATGATAACAAAGCACTGAACATTGATGAGTATATAAAGTACTGGAATGATTTTTTAAAATAAACAAAACAAAAAGGAAAAACAATGACAATCGAACCAACAACGAGACAAAGAGAGTTAGAACTACAAGTAACATCACGAATACTCAAAAATGATGAAATGAATAAGAATAAGAAAACCGCAGGCTCTAGCAACTATAAGCGCAAGACTATTGACAAGCCTAAGCCCGATGGTCGATTGATTAGAAAGCTGATGAATCAAGCTAAAATGAAGCCTAAAGACTTATGGAGCAAAGCAAATATAACTAGCGACCAGTTGCAAAAGACTCTCAAAGGTGTCGGCACTGATATTGAGAAGTTAGAAGCAATTGCAGAAGTTCTTGAAGTTGAAGTGAAGTATTTAATAAAAGGTGGTGAATAATGGGATACGAAATTAAGCTATTTATAGGGCATCAAACATCGCAAAGATTATATATAGATAATGATAGTTGTTGGCTAATGAAACAATTCACAATTGAATTAAATAAAGTTTCAAAATTTGATTTTTATTTAGAATCAATAAAATTAAAAAAAGAAAAAGAAAAATGCTATGTATACTATACAGATGATGGGGATTCTGTAGATTTTTATGGTAAGCAGTTATATTCTTATGGCATAAGCGATATGATTAAAGTCATTAAAAAAATGTGTAATGAAGATGGATATGAAGCGATACAGCCAAAACTGGAAATTATTAAAGCAATAAAAAAGAATTACCCAAAAATGAGAGTATGTCCTTTTGGGCATTAAATAAAAGGAAATAAAGTGAAAGAACAAAATGAAATATCTGTAGCCTGTAATGAAATTCAGAATTTGCAGAACATAATTATAAAAAGAAATAGGCAAGCAGGTTGGTGGACTGATTTAAAAACAGGTGAGCCATTAGAGCGCAATAAAGGCGAATTACTTTGCTTAGTTCATAGTGAAGTATCAGAAGCAATGGAAGGCGTAAGAAAGAACCTTAATGACGATCATTTACCACATTTAAAAATGGAAGTCGTAGAGCTTGCGGATACGATAATTAGAATTTTAGATTATTGCGGTGGATTTAATTTAGATCTTGCAGGAGCGATTGAAGCCAAGCTTGATTACAATTTAAAAAGATCGGATCATAAAATTGAGAACAGAAAAAAAGAAGGTGGTAAAACTTTCTAAATCTAAATAAATAAATTCTTTCCTCTACTTGCTGATTAATAATCATAGGTGACACTAAAAGCTTGTAGGGGATTTTTTTTGTTTGTTTTTTTAAATATATGTTTTAGCTTTATTTAATATTAAAAAATAATAGGCTAAAAAATGAAAGAAACAGAAATTAAAAAAGTTAGTGAAACGAATAATGCGCTTGCAGGGTTTTTATGTTTATGTATGTGTTTTATGGTTGGGTTCTTAATGAGCTTAACTGGAATTGGCGCGATTATAGGCATTCCTTTAATGATCGCAGGATTCGGATTTTTCTTATTTGGAGTAGCAAGCAAGAAGATTATTTACAAGGGAAAATGCCCTACATGCGATGAGACTCAAACCAGTACAGGCGAGAAGTCTTTTAAGTGTTCCTGCTGTAAGCGAAGAATAATTGTAGGCGATAAATTCAAAACAATTTGAAGTAAAAACAGCTTTATTTGAACTCGGTTCTTAATTGAATCGAGTTTTTTTGTATCTTTTTTTAAAAACTTGCTTGTATAATTTGTTATATTATATTATAATTAAATATAATAAATAACAAAACAACGGAGATAAAAAAATGAATGCAATTAGAATTAATCAAGTAAATGATCTTTTAGAAGTGTGCGAAGGTGGTGTTTATATTTCAGACTATAAAGTTTGCGAAGAATTAAGAAGACCTAAGAATTCAAAATATGTAGATTCAAGATTCACTCATTTAAGAGGAAAAAAAATTCAAAAGTGGGCAAGTAAGGAAGGCGCAGGAACTTATGTAAAAGCATATGGATTTGATGAACTTGGAAATGTTATTGCTATAACTTGGGATAATAAAGTAAAGCAATTTATAGGCGAAGGATTAGCAGAAGCATAAAAAAAACAACCGCCCTTCGGGGCAATAAACAAAACAACGGAGACAGAAAGATGAGTATGGAATTAAAAAAAGACCTAGCAAAGAAAGCACAAATGAATCGTCATGTTATGGCAGAACATTCAATGAAGATGGTAAAAAATCTTCAAGAACTTTTTAAACTTGCTAATCCTTATAATCCATTTTGCGAAAAGCATTATGATCATATTATTGAAGATCTTGAAAAGGATTTTGCTTATGTAAAGAGCTGTTCAAAATCATATAATAAATTAGTAAAAGAACTAATGGAAATCAAATAATGAAATTTGAAATAACATCACATGACTCAACGCCCTTCGGGGCAATGAAGCCTAGTTTGCAAAGAGCAAAATCAAAATCATTAGCACAACAAATGTCGGCAGGATTTGTTTTAATAAAGTTCTATTCAGAGAATGAGGATAAGGACTTTTATTATTACCGAGGCTTAGAAGTTTTAGTGTCGGATATTATTTGGCATAAGGATGATGGAGTACTGGAATTTGAATTTGAATATAAACATAAAATAAAGGCGTAGTAAAATGACAAAAGAACAGATACAGGAATTAAGATTTAAACTAGGATTAACTCAAAAGGCTTTTGCGGAAAAGCTAGAAGTTTCATTACCTACTGTTATTGCTTGGGAAAATGAAAAGAGCAGTCCAAGCCCAAGATTTTTATTCAGATTAAAGCAGTTAGAAAAAGAGGTCTAAAAAATGGCTAAGGATGCTTATTATTTTAGTCATGATGCCAATGCTCATTTAGATGAAAAAATAATTGAATTAAGAATGGATTTAGGTTGGGAAGGTTATGGCGTTTACTGGGCAATAATTGAAACACTAAGAAATGCTTCAAATTATAAATTAGAAATGAATTATAATCGCATTGCGTTCGCATTAAATACGGACAGCAATTTAATTAAAACAGTAGTAGAGAATTATAAACTTTTTAATTTTAATGAAGGTTTTTTCTTTAGTGAATCATTGCTAAAAAGAATGCTTAAAAAAGATGCTAAAAGTAATAAAGCTAGAGAATCAGCCCTTGCTAGATGGAACAAATTAAACTCAAAACAATCCGATAGTAATGCGAACGCATTAAATTCGCAATGCGATAGCAATGCTAATAAAAGAAAAGAAAGTAAAGAAAAAGAAAAGAAAGTAAATAAAACTAAAGTAAATAAAACTAAAGAAACAGATTATCCTTTTGAGTTGTTTTGGAATATGTACGATAAAAAAGTTGGAAGACCTAAATGCGAAAAGAAGTATGAAGCAATTAGCGAACAAGATAGAGTTCTAATTTTTGAGCATGTTTTAAAATACATTGAAGCGCAACCCGACAAGAAGTATCGCAAGAATCCCGAAACATATCTGAATCAAAATGCTTGGCATGATGAAATTGTAGGAGCTACACAATCTAAAACTTTTGTTGAACAGCAACTTGAAAGGCAGTCAAGAAAAGGAATTGCAACGGAACAAGAAATTGAAGAGGCATCAAAACATGACACAATCATCGAACATGACACAGACTTTTAGTCTAGGAAAAAATCTTTATGAGTGCAAATGTATTCAATGCAAAATTGAATTAGATGAACTTAAAGAACAATTTCCCGAAGGAACACCAATTCCGATTAAGTGCGATAAGTGCAAAGAAGAAACTGATTACAAATTAAAGCTCAAAATATTTAATGATCGCTTTCAGTCTTTTTTGAAAGAAGTTCCCGAATGTTACAAGGAGCATATTAAATTTAAACTTGACTTAGATACTTTTGATAAATATAAAAATTGGTTCAGCAATAAAGATAAATGGGGAGTCATTTACTACGGCACAACTGGAACGGGAAAAACTACCAAGGCACTTATTTCACTTGCTAAGGCAGAAGTGTTTCTTGGAATCAAAGGCGAGTTAATTGAAGCTCCAAGATTAGCAAAGCGTTTAAGATCTGATGCAATGAATGGAAAAAATCCCGAAGAACAATTTAATTATTTTTCAAGATTAAGTGTTTTAATCATAGATGATTTTTTAACAGAACAGGATGACCACAGGGATAAAGGATTAATTGAAAGCTTAATTGCAGAGCGTGAAAAGCACTTTAGAAAAACTTATCTTACAACGAACGCAACTCCCGAACAGCTAACAGAAGAAACCAATGGATATTCTTTGCGGATGCAGAGCAGGATGCAAAAAATGATTAGAATGGCAGTGAAAGGAAAAGATCTCAGATCGCAGTAAACAGCGTTTAAATCGTGTTTAATTGGTTTTGTATATCTTTTATTACAGAATAAGCCTAATTAAATATTTGATACGATAATGAATAAAATAAACAACGATAAGTCAATTTATCATGAATAAGAACAAGCCAAGTTTAGAAAATACTCTTTTTTGCTATGGTTTTTACCAAAAATCCTCAATATTTCAAGGACGAGCTAAGATTGTCCATTATCCTTTTTTTGAGTGGAAAGGCTTAATATATAAAACCAGTAGTGGAAGATTGACTAAATTTACAAAGCAAGATTTAGTTAAAAATAAAATAAAATAAAACTTTTTTATCAAAAACGTTTGTAATTATATTAATTATATATATTATTGATAATATCAAGACAAAACAACGGAGAAAAAAAATGACACAACAAGAAATCAACACAGCGCAATTTGTGAAAATCGAAAAAATAGAAAATTTTTACAGAATTGTTGAAATTGGAACGAACCGAATCTATGGCATGGCTTATGATCGCATGGATGATGCTATAGAAGCTCTTGAGGGAGCTAAGAAAAGTACTTACTGGTTCAACAGACAAGCTAATTAAACAACCGCCCTTCGGGGCAATAAACAAAACAACGGAGATAAAAAGATGAATCGCAAATTAATCAATCTATTCAAAAAGAAAATGACTGCAACACGTGATGAGCAAATCAAGCTACACGAAAAAATTGATAAGTACTCAGAACAAGAACAGGACAAAGCTTATTATCAAGCAGAAGTAGAACTTAATAACAAGTGGTTTCGTGAAATGATTATGGCAGGAGCTTAAAATGATAATAAAAGACATAACAGGCGACGAACTAGAAATCAGCCTAAGAACCAACAGAGATGGAACAAAGAGACTTTGGATTTGTAACACCGAAACTGATGAGGGTCATGAATGTTGGAGAGTAGGAACGATATTCAACCCCAGTGATATTGATACAATTATTGAAGCTTTGCAAGAAATAAAAAGGAGTTTGTAGGATGAGTAAAAGAGAAGAATTATTAAAAGCAGTTGATGATGCTTACATTAAAGCATTGGAAGCTGACGAAGCACACGACCAAGCATTAACAGAATTAGAGTGTCATGAAGAGCAACAGAAGGGAAAAGGCGAATGATTGAATTATTAATTGTAATCGGAGCAATAGTTTGTGGATGTGGGATACTTTTATCATTGTTATGTGTTTTGACACTTACCTTAAACATTGTTTTAAATAAAAAATTACCTTTTTATAAAGATTTGTTTGAATGGGTGAAGCACCGAAGAAAATTTAAAGAGTGGCTACTAAAGGAGAAAGGCGAATGAAGTGTGATACATGCGGAAAATTCAGTAAAGAAAGTGACATAATACACATATGTGGTGAGTATGAAGAAGAATGGACAGAGTGTATAAGATGCACAAGTCAATACGAATTAGATAAACTAAAGGAAAAAGGCGATGAGTGAGGACTACACTGATGCTGATTATATCAGAGATATGACAGCTAAAAGATTTGGATGGATGGACTTCGACCACTACAAGATGAATATAGATCACATTGATATAAGATTACAACAAATGTTTGATTATATTGTAATTTTAGAGTGTCAATTAACTTAAAAGGAGAAAGGCGAATGAGATTTAGAGGCACAACAGAAGAGGGTGAGGTAGTAGAGTTTAAATCATACTGCAAAGATTCAGATCATGTAATTGAGTATGGTTCTGAAATAGGCATTCAAAAAAATATTTGGAAGTATGTAAAGAAAGATAGCTTAATATGTGTAGAAGTTGAAGACCTCGAACGCCAACTTGCGGAGGCTAGGGAGAATATTTACAAGTTTGCTGAAATAGCCCTAATGGAAGGCAAAGACGAGTTTGGTCATTCTTGGGAAGATTTCAAAATTTATGTATTAGATGAACAACTAAAGGAGAAAGGCGAGAATGAGTGAAGTAAAAAAAGCTGAAGCTATGTTAATAAAGTTTTTTAAATTTGATAAGCTAATTTTAGAGAATGCAGAGATTAATACAGACACAGAAAATGAAATTATTATTTATGAAGACACTGATTTTCAGATTATAGATAAAACAGGGACAAAGCTAACAATTAAGATGAGAAAAAAATAAATGACATTTAGAAAATCAAAATACAAAAACAAGAAAGTTATATACGATGGAATTAAATTTGATTCACTTCTTGAGATGAGAAGATATAAAGAACTTGTAATTCTTAGAGATCTTGGAGAAATTAGAAATTTAGAACTTCAACCAAAATTCTTATTACAGGATAAATTTAGGCATGAAGGAAAAGGAATTAGAGCAATTCATTATGTAGCAGACTTTAAGTATATTCGAGGCAATACAGTTATCGTAGAAGATGCAAAAGGAATGGAAACAGATGTATATAAGATTAAGAAGAAACTATTTTTAAACCAGTACGGAACTAAATATAAATTTATTGAGGTAAGAAAATGAAAAACGATTTTGAAGATTTGAGCGATTTTGACGCTCCCAAAATAAAGATTCCAAAAATAAAGAATATGGAAATAAAACCAAAAGATCCAGTGGAAATTATAACAGAAGAAGAAAGCAAAGAAAATAGAAAACGTGGACAAATTTTAAACTTGTTCTTATGGGTTTTTATTATAACTTCACTAACTTTTTATATTCTACTTAAATTAAACTAAAATAAACAACAAGGAAAAATAGCAATGAGTGAACAAAAAATTTACGTAGGTGGAGCAAAAGAAATAAGTGGTAATTTTGGAGCTTTCCATAGAATCAGTTTTAATAAAGATGATCTACAATTATTAGTTGACAACCTAAATGAAAAAGGTTGGGTAAATGTCAACATGAACAGAAGACGAGAACCTTCGCAATTTGGTCAAACTCATTCCTTAGTTATTGATAATTGGCAACCTAATCAAAATAACCAAAATAATCAATCTAATAATGCTACTCAGCAATTTCAGCAGGGGCAGAATACTCAGTTTCAGCAACCTGTAAATGAGCCACCTTCTTTTAGTGAGTCTGCCTCAATGCCTAATTTTGATGATATTAATGATGAAGAGGAGGAAAACTTGCCTTTTTAATTTTCAATAGAATAATATATTAAATAAGGCTAGGTCTGTACAACCGAAAAGGAAATTACTCAATTCCCTGCCTTTTTTATAATGAGTTAATAATTGGAGAATTATTATGAAAGAATGTTTTAAATGTAAAAAACATAAGGTGCTAAGTGAATTTTATAAGCACTCGCAAATGAAAGATGGTCATGTTAATAAATGCAAAGAATGCAATAAAAAAGATGTAAATGAAAATTATAAGAAAAATATAGACCACTATAAAGCTTATGAGAAGACTGAGAAAAGAAAAAAATCTCATAATGAAAGATCTAAAAAGTTTTGTAAAAAGTACAGGAAATTAAACCCAAAGAAGTACAAAGCTCATCAAATAGTAAATAATTCAATTAGGTCGGGCATTCTAATAAAGTCAAAAACATGTTCTGAGTGTAATTCAAATTATCACATAAATGCCCATCATGATGATTATAATAAACCCTTGGAAGTAAGATGGCTTTGCTCTAGTTGTCATAATTATTGGCATAAACACAATCAAGCATTAAATCAATATTAATTTTTATTTTTATTTTTAGTATTCTAAACTATATTTAACTACTTACCCCCAACACTGGATTAGTTTTTTTAATTCTTTCGTTGGGCTTTTTTTTGTTTTATTTTAATACTTTCTTATTATTTATACTTGTATTTATATTAATAATATATATTTTATCTATACAAACAACGAAACAAAAGGAAATAAAGATGAAGACAGAATTTAACTTTCACCACCATGACTGCACATCGTCATTATTCAGAATGCTTTTAAACGGAAAGTATTACTGCCATTTAAGTATCTCAATGACTCATAACATGTCAAAGAAAAAACCTGTTTTAGTTAACAGTGATGGAACTGAATTTAGTGTAAGTAATCACAATTGGATTACTCAAGATCAATATAACAAGTTTGTTGATTACCTAGTGAACGAAAAACAATTTAGCAGAATTTAGGAGACAGGAAAATGAAAACTTTAAAAAGAAAAATCGTTTTAGCTTGTTGTCAGAATCAGCACTTTAAAGCTGAATATCCAAATTATGATAATGACGCAGATGTAAGCCTTAGATGTCAGTTAAATTTAGACTCATCTAAGTACTGGGATATTAATACATTTTTAATTCATGAGGTGATGAAATGAGCAATAAAGCACAAAAAGAATATTGCGATATAATGAAAATTGAATTAAGCGAAAGAGAAAAAGTAATATTTGATGGAGCTTATACTTTTGGAAGAATTGATGGAGAAGAGTTTTTAAAAGAAAAAGAAAAAGAATGTGAAGAATTATTAAAAAAATTAGGTGAATCTATTAATTATGTATCATTCGGATTAAATAGTAATGAAGCTTTAGATTTATTTAAAGAAGCTTTTTTAAAAAAGAAATTAAAGGAAAATAAATAATGAAATATTTAATGCTGATTATATCATGTTTATTTATTGCATTAGTTGATGAAGCTAAAGAAGGAAAAGAAGATCTTGTAATGCTTATAGGGATTATTTTTTTAAATTCTAGCCTTATTCTTTTTTCGTTAAAGGAGGATAAATGAAACTAATATTACTATTAGCCCTTTGCTTATCCGCAGGGGCTCAAGACTACATTCTCAAAGACGTAATTGATAACCTTGTTAGAGTCGAAAGCGATGGAAATACTTTTGCTGTAGGTGATAACGGGAAAGCTGTGGGATGCCTTCAAATATGGGAAATCATGGTGAAAGAATGTAACAGGATTTTAAGCAGAAATGAATTTACTTTAAAAGATCGCCTAAGTCCTAGACGCTCAAAATATATGGCTACTGTTTTTTTATCAAAGCAGATAAGCAGGTATAAAGCAAGACTTGGAAAATTTCCCGATGAATACACTTTGGCTTCATCTTGGAATACAGGCAGTATTTTTAATCAACTAAACAGAAAATATATAGTAAGATATAAACTAAAAAAGAAGGTATAAATATGAATGAAGCAGTAAACGAAATGGATAAGAAACTTGATGAAATTAAAGAAAGTCTAAATGATATTAGAACTCCTGTTGATGATTCAATTACTCTTGATAATTATAAAAGATTATTGAAAAAGACAGGCTTAAAACAAAAGGAAATTGCAAAGAAATTAGGTATCAGTGAGTTGACTATTTCAGCAATTAAAAAAGAAAGAATGAAATTGCACAAGAAACATATTTTAAGTCTTATTGGCTTAATTACAGTATTAAACAACGAAGAAAATTAAATAAACAACGAGAACCAAAAGATGAATAATTACCAACTCAACAGACCTTCCAGTTTAGATAAAAGAATTGGATGCACTGCAAGCGGAACAGTAGAACAGGAATTTCCCGAAGAAGAAACAAGCCTAGTAGCAGAAAAAGGAATTAAGCTTCATAAGCTCTTAGAAACTGGTGAAACTCCCGACAATTTAGATTCTGATGAACTTTGGAATTTAGAAACAGCAAGAAAGCAAATTAAAAAATTAGTAAGCGACCTTGAAGAAAAAACTGGCGAAGAAGTACATATTCATAAAGAAATGAATGTAGATATATTTTTAGACTTTGATAAGTTCACAAAAGGAACTGCCGATCTAGTTCTTGTATCAAAAGATATGATCGTGATAATTGACTATAAAAGCGGTCGTGTAAAGGTAGATAAAACATCTTATCAGCTCCAAGCTTATGCGCTAGGGGTTTCGCAGTATTTTAAGGCTTCTGATAAAAAAATAGTAATTGGAATCTGTCAGCCTTTATGTTATAAGAAAATTCAGATTAAAACTTTTGATGAACAATATGCAGTAGAAAGTTTTAGGAAATTATTAAAAGATCAAAAAAATAATCCTTATCATTTTAATACTGGAAGTCATTGTAAGTATTGCAAGTTTAGAACTCAATGCCCTGCCTTAGCTAACTCAAGTAAAGAATTAGTAAAAGTTGCCAATGAAATCACAGCACAGCAAGCACCACAATTTTTAGAAAAATATACACTTGTAAAAGGTGTTCTTGATGATGCCTACAAGAAAGTAAAAGAGCTTGTTTCTCAAGGGCTTGTTAAAGGTTATGAGATCAAAGAAATTGCAGGAAGAAAAAAATGCACTGATATTGAAGGTGTTTATAAAGAGTGGAAAGATTATATTAAGCCAAGCGAATTTATGGGTTTATGTGATATTAGCTCAACGGAGTTTATTGACTTTGCTAAACGCAGATTAAAGGATATTGAGGACATTAAAACCTTAAAGGATTCTGAATTAAGAGTTAAAAAATCCATTGAGCCTTTTATGACTACTGGCAAGCCTTCCAAGAAGATTGTAAAATCTATAAAAAACATAGAATAATAATATTAATTAACTTGTAAAATTCTTAATTATGTATATTTTTAATATTATAATTAAAAACAACGGAGTTAGTTAAGATGAAAAAAATGAATCACGCAGAGTATCAAAAAAATGTAAAAAGTAAATCTGATGCAGAATTGCTTTACATCATTAAAGATTGCCAAGAATCACTTGTAACAAATCCCGATACGATCAATGCTAGTTATTATGCTGATGAAATCTGTTATTGCGGGATGGAGCTTAAAAAGCGTAAAGACGAATTAAAAAAAGCTTTAGGAATTAAATAAAATGAATATAACAAAGGAGCAACATGAAAAGATTTTAAAACGAGTTAGAGCGAAAGCTTTAGCAGATCTTAAAAATCCAAAACTTGCCAAAGTTGCTAGAATGACTTTGGATAAATTGAAATAAAAAACAACGGAATAAAAAAAAATGAGTAATGAAGTAATAAAAGAAAACGAAGTTGATTTCTCTAAATTTTCAAATTTAATTAATCCTCAAATTGCAGGACAACTTTCTAAAGTTGATACAATGGCAAATGAGCTATCAGAAATCAAAAAATTAAAACTAGCCACGATGGAAGCGGTCGCAGTAGCTTCTTTTAAGAATCAAGTAAAAGTTATGCTTGAACAAAACTCAGAATTGATTATGGGATTGCAGAACTCACCTATGGGTTTTAAAACTGATAATAAAAGTGGATACGATCAAAATAAGGTAATTGAATGTGCTGTAGTTGCGCTTTCTTATGGTTGCCACTTGTCGGGAAATCATTTTAATATTATTGCCAGTAATGCTTACATCACTAAAGAAGGCTACTTTTATAAACTTTCTGAAATGGTTAAAAATAGTGGTTTGAATTATCGTATTGTTCATGGCATTGCAGAGCCTACAGATAAATTTGAAACTCTTTGGAAAATTGAATCCGAAGTGTTTTGGAGCTATGGCAGAAATAAAGAAAAAGGTCAAAAGCTTTCTTTTGTAATTAAAGGCGCAGGACTTAAAAAAGATTGGAAGACTAAAGAAGTAATGGTCGATCAATATAAGCAAACGACTTCTTTAACTACTCAAGATCAAATTCGAGGCAAGGCAGACAGAAAAGTCATGCACTGGTTATGGTGTACCTTAACAAGTTCACATATTCCCGATATTCCCGAAGATATTGATGGTGATATTATTGAAGGAAAAGTTTCTAAAGATTCCAATGTTTTTGAAGAACTCGAAAAAGAAGAAAAGAAAGTTGTTTCAAACAACGAAACAAAAAAAGAAGAAAAAGCTGATAAAGCTCAAGAAGAAGTAATTGAGCAAAAGCAGGAAGAAAGTAAAGTTCCTACTCTTAAAGAAGAAATTGCTTCGCTAGAAACTGCCGATCATCATGTAACTTGGATGCTACAAAGATGTTCGGCAGTAAATGTCAATCCAACTGAATTTAAAAATTATCTAGTTTCTAATGGCGACATAAAAGAAGGCGTAGTAATGAATTCACTCGAAATTGAAAAGCTTGCCGATATTTGCACAAGAGCAGATAGCATTATAGATGAAATCAAAAAAAGCTAAATAAGGTTATGCAGGGGGCTAAAATCCCCTGCTATAATAATCATGACAAAATATGAGGGAGCTGTTATTTCAGCTTATACAGGCGTTTTAATTGGATGCCCTAAAGAGTTTCATAAATACGCAGAGATAAAACTTAAAAGATCTTTTTATATGCACGAATTTAAAAAGAAAGAAGTTAAGAAAGAATTGAGGGAAAAGTCTTTTAATAATTTCATTGATTTACATTTAAAAATAATTAACCCACAGGGCAACTAAAATGACTGTTAAAGCCGTTTATTACTCCGATAATAACAAACTACATGAAACACCTTTCTATGAAGGTTTTGATGCATCTAGGATGATTAAGGCAGGAGAATTTTTGCAGAAGGAAGAAGCAGTTGAAGTTGATTCAATAGAAATAATTGAAACTGATGAAGAAAACGAAGATCATGTTTTGCAGATTTGGAATAAGAATTTTCTTTGCGAATGGTTTGTTAATATTGCAGAAGATATTAAAAAGCATTATGAAGGCGAAGAGTTGCAATTTATTGAAGCTTTTGATTCCTGTATTCTTGGCGTAGTTTCAAAAGATAGTCACCTTTCAGTTTTGTACGATTCAGCTTTAATTGCAGAGCAGTTAATAAGATCTGATTTAGCTACCGAGGATGATATTCAGTTCGTTATGAATGAAAAAGAAAGAGTTTACAGCGAATGTACTTTTACTGATTTTCCTCAAACTTGGCTCAAGCGTTTGAATTTATAGTTCTTGCGGTGTAGCTTTTAAAAGAAATCCGCTTATTCATCTTTGTGGTTTTTCGTTGTTTGACCTCCTTGAAATATAGGGGGTTTTTTTGTGTCTTGATTAAATATATTAAAAAAATATATCAAAACACTTGTAAATAGTCTAAATATGTATATAATTAATATTATTAACAATAAAACAACGAAGGAAATAAGATGATGAATTATAACTCACTAACAGAAGCAGTTTACAGCGTAGCAAATCAAGAAAGCCTAGAAGGGTTCAAATTAATCACTGGTGTTAAATCTGATGAATGGGCAGGTTTTCAGCAATGGATTAAGATTGGAAGAAAAGTTAAGAAAGGTGCTAAGGGAGCGCAAATTAAAATCGTAGTAACCAAGAAAATCAAAAACAAAGATGAGGAAGACGAGAAGAAAACAGTTTGTAAAAATCTTTATGTTTTTAATAAAGATATGACTGAAACAATCGAAAAGTAATTACAACGGGGCGAAAGCCCCAAAGCAACGGATAGTGAATAATGAAAATAAAAGAAACTGATGGAGTTTATAGAATCGAAAATGAGAACGGAAGCATAGTAGGATTTTTCAAAACTTTAGAAATAGCTGAAAGAAGATTAAAGCAAGAAAAAGCTTGTTTAAAAACTTTAAAACAAGACGAAGGAAAATAAAGATGAAATATTATAACAACGAAACGAAACAAACTATTGATGTGATTGAGCATATTGTAACTCGCAATTTTTGGGAGTTTTACATCATAGAAAAATTAGATGATGATAGAGCTTTTGCTTTAGTTCATGGACATGAAACTGAAATGGGATATGTGAGCATGAAAGAAATTAGCCCACATATAATTTCAAGAACAAGCGAACTAGAAGAATTGTTTCCGCCTATCGGATGGGTTAAAAAAGAGGATGATAAATAAAATGTATAACGACACCGAGCAATTTTATCCGACTCCGAATTACTTAGCTTTGCGAATGGTAATGAAAATTAAAAGCAAGAAGCAACCTAGTTTAATTCTCGAACCATCGGCAGGTGATGGGCAAATTTTAAGAGCAGTTGATAAGCGTTGGAGTAGCAGGGCTACTCACTGGTTTGAGATAAATAAATCTAGACATGATGCACTTAGAAGACTTTCTCACTATGGCTATCAAGGAGAAGATTTTTTACAATCCGATATGACTGAAAAGTATGATGCTGTAATTATGAACCCACCTTTCAATCGTGGTGAAGATCATATTTTAAGAGCTTATGAAGCACTGAAAAAAGGCGGTCAGCTTGTTTGTTTAATTTCATCTGCAACACTGGATGGAAAGACTTTAAAAGAATCCAAGATAAATAAAATCTTAGAATTGGAAGAAGCAGAAGTTGAAGACCTTGAAGATGTTTTTTCAAGAAGCGAAGCAACACGCAAAACAGGCGTTCAATGTTCTTTGATAACTCTTACTAAGACTTATGGAGAAAGACAAGAATTTGATGCCTTAGGCGAAGGATTAGAAGAGAATTTTAATCCGCTTGCAACTATTTCTCAGAATACAGAAGAAGCAAAAGTAAAAGTTTATAATTATATTGAAAGTTTGGTAGATCAATATAATACGATGATTAAAGAATTTGATAAAGTTTGTATTTCCAGTGAAAAGCTTTTTAAGACTAAGCCAAGTTTTGTTTGCGAAAAAACTATGCCTACAATTCCTGCTACAATGGAATTTAAAAAGAATCTAACCAATGAGTTTTGGAAGAATGTTTTTAGGAAAACTGAAATGTCAGATTATATGACAACTACAGAACATGAACGATTTATGGAAAGGCAAAATAGCCAAGCTGAAAAATCCTTTACTCAAGAAAATATTGCCAAGCTTATGATTGAGCTTATTGAATCCTCAAGCGAAATTATTGAAAGATCTGTAAGGCATATTTTTAACTGCATCACTAGCAATCATTATTACTCAAATAAGTTTGAAGGATGGAAAACGAATAAGCATGACAAAGTTGATAAGAAACTTATTATCCCGAATGTAGCTTGCTATAAATGGGGACAATCCTTTAACTACCATAAAGAGGAATACTTGGTAAATATCGAAAAAACTCTTTGCTTATTAATTGGAAAGAAGTTTAGAGATATAAGCATAAATCATAAATCAACAATTCAACATGCTTTGCACTATGCCGAAACTGGCGAGTGGCACGATTCTTATTTCTTTAAATGTAAGATCTTCAAGAAAGGAACTGTTCACCTTACTTGGAAATCAGAAGAGTTAAGGCAGAAATTCAATCAAGTTGCCTGTAATGGCTCAAATAATATCGGAGGCGGTTTTTAATTATTTTTCATCTTTTATGTATTTTCTTTGTTTTTAGGCTTGTTTTATATTAAAAAATATGTATTATTAATATTATCAAAACAAAATAAACAAGGAAATAAAGATGAATACAGTATATCTAGCAGAGCAAATGAATAGGGAAGCAGATCAGCTTCAAAGTAAAATTTTAGATATAGATTTCTATATCGAGAAATGCAGTGAAGCTAACCAACTCGAACAAGTAGAAGAGTTAGGAAAGATTTCAACTAAGCTTCTTGATTTTCAAGGACAACTTTATGAATCAGCTAGAAAGTTGAGATCTCTAGGAGATAAATAATAAAAAAGCTCCCTTCGGGGAGCGCAAACAACGGAGAAAATAAAATGGTTATCAAAAACAGCGTATGTGGTAATTTTTGTATCACTAAAGATAAAACTAACAAAACATGTAGCGGATTCGTTTTTACTATTCATGACAAAGAATCTTGTGGAACACTTTATCCTTTTTATGAAACTGGAACATTAGCAAAAATGGAATACTACGCAAATGAAATGGAAATTTTTTTTAAATAAAATAACAACGGAGAAAATGAGATAATGAAATACTTATTATTACTAATTATCAGTTTAAGCACTTTTGCAGTAGATTATCCGCAAAGTGATTTTAATAATTACAGATCTTATCAAGAAAAAGGTAGAGAACTTTTAGGTAAGAAAAAACAAAACAAAAGAGATTTAGAATCTTTGGAAATTGAGATAGAAAAATTGGAATTAAAAGTAACTACTTATGAAGATCAATTGGATGCGCTTAGGGTAAGAAAAAATATTAGAAGATCTACCACTGATTCAATTAGAAATAAAATTCGTGTTCTTGATAATAAAGTAGATAAACTAAAAGATAGCGAAAGAAAAATAAAATCAGAAGATTATAAGATAGAAAAGGAATTGGAAGAAGTTAGAGAAAAATATAATTATTACAGGATGAAAATTCAAAATTATTACAAAGCAGTCAAGGCAGAAAAAGAAAAACAACAAGAGCAAAAAGATGAGGTAAAAAAATGACAGACTTAGAAAAAGAAGAATGGCTAAAAAATAATCCTTTAGCTTGGGAAGAGTTTAAAAGACTTTCTTACAAAGTGGCAAGAACAGGAAAGAAATTCAGCTTCAAGGCAGTTGTAGAAAAGCTTAGATGGGAATCTTATTTCTCTTATGAATCAAAATATAAATGGAGTAATTCAGTAACAAAATATGCAGGTATGAAGTTTTTGAAAGAGTATCCGCAATTCAGAAATCAAGTAATTATTAAAGGACAAAACAAATGAAATTTTTAGTAACCGCAATCACAATCTTATCTTTCTTAATGTCATTCCTTGTATTTTTAATCTCTAAGTCTGCAATCCATGAAATCTTATGTGTATTGTTATTTATAATTTCAGCAGGTGGTGTATTCACTTACTACATCGTTGAAACAATTAAAGGAAAAGAATAATGAACCACGAAATCAAGAAGCTTAAAAGTAAGTTTATTATCAAGCTAGGAATTAATCAATACATAAATAGTAAAGGTCGTATGCAAAGGGGCTTAGAACATGCTGAAAAATTCAAAACAAAGGAAATAGCAGAGCGTACTTTAAGATTTTGGATTAAGGGCGTTTTAAGAGAGGTTATGTAGGATGAAAAAATTTAAGATCTACAGCGCAACCGCATCACACACAAAAAGATGCAGATCAATTCAAGAAGCAGTAGCTTTTAAAAATAGCCTTTGCAGGTTTCAAAACTGGATTGTGAAAGAGGTTTAAAAACAAATAAACAACGGAGTAAGAAAGGTGAATAAAAGATTATATAAAATAGAAGAGTTTAAAGATTTAAAAGAAGTTTATGGAATCCCTACAGGGAATAATGCTCAGTATAACAAAGAAACAAAAAAGTTTGAAATACTCAAAGTAAAGAGAAAGTATATCACTGTAAGAATAGGTGACTACACGCCTTTTGATTGTGATGTGAATGGAAGAGAAAAAAGTGATTACAATGCAGGGTTTATGTTTTATAGATCTTTAGAAGATGTTGAATATTATAAATCAAGACTAGAAAAAAATAGATTCTTATCTGATGAATTAAGATTTGCGAATAGCTTTAACAGACTAAGCGATAAACTTATTGATATGATGGTTGAGGAGCTAAAAGAACAATGACAAAAAAAGACCTAGATAAAAAAGTTCAAGAGATAGAAAGCATCTTGAATAAATCAATTAAGAATCAAAGAAAGGGGTTTAGGGTATGAGAATATTTATAGTTTATCAAGAACATCATTATTGTTATGGGCATTTTAAACAATCAGTAGATAAGGTTTTTGATTCAAGAAAAAAAGCGAAAGCTTATTGTGATAAAAAAAATGATAATCCAAATTCAAATTATAGATATGTAAGAAGTAAGGAGTTAATGTGATGAAAAAAATTTATTCAATTAAAGCAGTATCAGTTTCAAAAGAAATAAACATAAGAGAATACAAATTACTAAAAGAAACTGAAAAAACTTTTCAATGTTGTGATGATTTAGGCACTAATATTATCAAGAGAAAAGCACTTAAAGATGTAATTGTAGAAGGGAATATAATAGGCTCAAGAAAATCGTTTACTGATGATAAAGAAAAAGCAATTTTGTTAGCGGAAAGAATTAGAGATATTTTAATAAAAATTGAAAACTCAAGAATTGAAAGCGCAGAAAAAAATATTGGCAATTTGAAAGAAGCTAAGGTTTCAATAAAAAAGTTTAGGGACAATTAAAATGAAAAAGAATATTACAAAAGAATTTGAAGATTTTGTTTTAAAGAGGCTAGAGCATGATGCTATTTTATCAATTTGGTGGATGAGTGATTTTTATGCTGATTGCTGTGATGTTCTAGGGATTGATGGAAATGAGATAAACAAAAGCTCGAATAAGATTAGAAGAAGACTTTTATCAATGAAGAAAAAGGGATTAATAGATAGTCGAAGAACTGGAACAGGATATTTAGGTAAGACGGATTTTGGTCATAGTTCAAGCAATACTTACACTAAAAAAGGATTTTGGGACAATTAAAATGAGCGTTGGATTTAGAAAGGGCGAAGGCACTGGAACTAATACAGCAGGTAAGAACTGGCAGGATTCCAAACTTTGGAAATGCAAAAAATGCGGTGCAGATAAGTTTAGAAATAAATGTGTTAAGGGGTGTGATGAAAAACAAAAAGACACTTGAACAAAGTATGAATGACTTAAATGAAGCGACTAGTAATTGTGAAAAATCTATGCTTGATGTTATTTCAGTTCTCAACAAAACAACAAAAATCATAAATGATGGTTTTAAGAAAATTAAGGTAGGTAAGAAATGAAGTACTGTTTTTGATAATGTATCTTAATGCTTCTTTAGCTATTTTATTAAAATGCTTTTTGAATGATATGAAGATTGACAAATAAGGATTTAAGAAGTAAGAATAAATATCAACATTTAGACTAAGCTTAGAACCGAGAGGTTAAAGTTTATTTATTAAAACTCTATTCTTTGGCGAGGATGGGGTTTTTTATTATCCAAAAACTAGCAATTAACTGCCTATTTACTTTACAGTACCACTTTTATCACCTGCTTAACTTTGACAGGAGTTTACAAAAACACTGGAAAAACTCAAGAATAAGTGCTAATTTAGGGCGTAAACTACTAATAAACTCGCATTTTATGCACCAAAATAGGCTTAAACTCCATGAAAACTAATAATGATGTTAAACAAATTCAGCTCGTTAAGATAGACGATCTTGTTCCTGCTGAGTACAATCCTAGAAAGCTAAGTGATAAGCAAAAGGAAGATTTAAAAGCTTCTCTTGAAGAGTTTGGATTCGATATTCCCGTTGCAGTTAATCAGCACAAGGATAGGAAAAATGTTATTATTGGAGGTCACCAAAGAGCCTTAGTTGCTAAAGAAATGGGTTATGAAGAAATCCCTGCAATCTTTTTTAATCTTAACCTTGAGCAAGAAAAGCAGTTCAATATCCGATTGAATAAAAATGGTGGCGAGTTCGATTTTGAAAAGCTCGATGAATTTTTTGATAAAGATAAACTTGTTGACTGGGGTTTTGAAGAGTGGGAACTTGACACTGAGTGGAATGAGCTAGATCCAGTTGAGGAAGCTGAAGAGCCGTCATTGGAAAAAGATGTAGTACTAAAAATATTGATTAAAAAAGAATATTCAGAAATTGAAGAAGAATTAAAATCTAAAATTCAAGATGTTTTAAAGGGTTACAATGGCGCTTCATTACAATAACATAGAAGTAAATGTTCTTGCATCTTATGAATACCTTAGAGGTAAGGGAATAAGAACAACTTTTGCTGATAATGTTTTTCAAGATCATAAGAATGGCAAAATAAACCTTATGGTTGATAGTGGGGCGTTTTCTGTATTTCAAAACAATAAAGAAAGAATAAAAATAGAAGATTATAATGCTTTCTTAAAAAGCTATCATGAGGAATGTAATAAATATGTCATGCTTGACGTTATTGGAGATCAAAAAGAAACAGAATTAAACTTTAAAAGAATGGTTAAAAACAATCTTAGACCAATGTTCGTAGCAACAATGAAAGACAAGGATTTAAACCTTCTAAGCAGTTCTATGGAAGTAAATAGAGATATATGCGTTGCGGGTGGTTTTACATCTAAAGGAAATTGGCTTAAAAAAAGATTTCAAGACATATATAAAAAAACAAATAATCAAGCACAGATACACGGTTTAGCTTATGTAAATTTTAAAGACATATTTAGACTACCTTTAAAGAGTGTTGATTCTTCATCGTGGACGTCCGGTAAACGATATGGAACATTAAGCTATTTTATTGAAGGACATGGAGTAAAGAGCTGTCAAGCAGGAGAAATTCTAACTGGAAAAGGTCTTACACCTACGCTAAAAAAACTTTTTAATAAATACAAAGTTAAGCAAAAACACTTTAAAGGGCAATATATGACAGGTAATAAATCTGTTATCGTTTTCTTTTGCATCCTTTGTCATTATCAATATCAAGTCTATGCAAAAAAGCAGAAGCTAGATTATTTTTTAGCTATTGCTTCAAATGCTGATTATCTAGGATACATGAAATTTATCGAGTTATATAAAAAAAATGAACTAAGCTATGAAAGTTGGAGAAACCAATGCTAAAGCTACCTAAGTGCAGTAAGTGGAATTTATGGGAAGGTAAAGAAATAGAGGGTAATACCGATCTTGGAACTAAAACCTTATTTGTTAGAGCAGGCAACTTTGAAAAGTATAAAAAAAAATTTTCTAGGATATGGTTCTGCAAAGAGTATAGGAATTTTGATAAGATAAGAAATGTAATAGATACTCACCAAGTCGCTCTAGAAGTAACATTGAATGACATTAGCGAAATTCCTAGTGATGTTTTTCAGCGTGTTAAAATATATTTAAAAGTTGATGCTACATTAAAAAACGGTGATGAAATTTGCATTGGTACTCCTTTTTATGATGAAGCCTTTTTAATTGGAAGTGGTAACTCAGTACATGGAGAACAATATCAAAACGACAAGGAATTAAAATGAAAAAAATTTACATATTAGTAAACTTACAAGTGGAAGGGGTTCATAGTTGGAGTTCGTGTGATATAACTCAAGTTTCTTATTTAAAAAATATTCATCGGCACCAGTTTTATATCAGAGTCGAAAAAAGCGTGAGTCATACTGATAGAGATATTGAAATTATAAAATTTAAAAGAGAGATAAAACAATATTTAATCAATAAATACTGGTGTGAAAAATACCAAGCTTGCAATTTTGGCAATATGTCATGTGAAGATATTTGCATTGACATAGATAAACAATTTAAAACAAATCTAGTTAAAGTAACAGAAGATAATGAAAACGGAGCAATATTAAAATGATTTACTATTTTGGGTTAGAACCTTACGAGGAAAGATACACTTTACAACTTACTGAATGGTGCGAAAGAGCATTTAAAAGAAGAGGTGTTGATTATAAAATAATTAAAGGTAAAACCTTAGATAAAAGTAAAAAGATAAAAACTGGTCAAGTTCTTGATGCTCATGGAAGAACTTTTTTTGCTATGTCGCAAATTATGGAAATGATAGAAGTATTAAAAAATACCGAAACTGATAAAAACGATGTTCTTTATTTTGAGGATATGTTTCACGCAGGAATAGAGTCTTTGCCTTATATCTTCGATCAGATACCTACAGAGAATAGACCTAAAGTTTTCGTAAGATGTTTAGCTCAAGCTATAGACCCCGATGATTTTGTTTATAAATGTAAAATGAATAAATGGATGACAAAATTTGAACAAATGCTTAACGAGTTTGTTGATGGTATTTTATTATCAAATGAAGAAATGGCATCTTATGCTCATGTTGCAGGATGGAAAGCAAAGCTCTACAATATTAGTGGGCTAGCTTTTGATAAAAATGAAGTTCAATCAAGATGTAAAAATTTTAACAAACCTTTTAAACAAAGAAAGGCAAGAGTTGCTTTTACTTCTAGGTTTGATGAGGAAAAACAGCCTCACTTCTACATGGACTTAGCAGAATTATATAAAAACTTAGATATAGAATTTGCTATATTTTCGGGAAGTAAAATTAGAAGCAATAATAAATCAGTGCTAGAAAGATTAGATAAGCTTAGAAAAAATAATACAATAAAGGTATATGAAAACCTAAGTAAAAATGAATATTATGATTTACTAAGTGAAACAAGACTTGTCTTTAACTGCGCTCTTCAAGACTGGACTTCCAATACAGTAAGTGAAGCCGATGCGTTAGGGTGTAACGTCTTGTTTCCTGCATATAGAAGTTTTCCTGAAATATTTAATAACGACAGAAACCGAATGTATGTACCTTGGAGTATAGAAGATGCTAAAGAAAAACTTGAAATTTTAATAGCTAATCCCTCTAATAAAATCGGTCAAATTAGTAATTATACTCACACAACAAATGATAGAATTATAGATATTTTATTAGGTAAAGGTGAAAAGTACTGTAGGTCAAAAGTTAACTATAGAAATCATCTAATTGAGGAAAAGTATTAATGTTGAAGGTTAAGGAAATATTCGGCACAACTATTGAAGGCGAAGGATTATTTACGGGAACAAAAGCAATCTTTATTCGCTTGAGTGGGTGCAATATTTGGAATGGTAAAGCAGAAACAAAAGCTAAGTCAGCTTGTCCATATTGTGATACTGATTTTGTAGGTGGTAAAGAATTAACTGAAAGTCAAATACTGGATAAAGTTTTTGATTTAGATAAAGATAAAAATACTCCTTTAATAAATCTTACTGGTGGTGAGCCATTGCTCCAAGATATTGATAAGCTTTGCGGTATGCTTATTTCTTGTGGCTACAAAGTTAATATTGAAACCAACGGAACTAAGCCTTTGTCGAGTAATTTAAAGGACTTAAAATCAAAAGGTTTGTTTGTTACTTGTTCGCCTAAAGTAAAGAATATTAAGCTAGATAAAAGTGATATTGATTGCCTAAAAGTTTTGTATCCTCATAACTCAGTAAAGCCCGAGGATTTTAAAGATGTGGCAGGTGTTAAGTATCTTCAACCAATAGAACTAAATGGCGTTATGGATTACGAAACGTGCATTAGAAAGCTTTATTCAATGTCAAGCGATTGGAAGCTAAGTGTTCAACTTCATAAAATAATAGGTGTAGAATAATGGAAGCAGTAAGAAGACTTCAATTCTGTTGCGGTCACAGAGTATTAAATCACGAAAGTAAATGCGCTAATGCCCATGGTCATAATTATGTAATTTATATCCATGCAAAGCCTAAAAGCGGTCTTGATGCTATTGGTCGAGTTATTGACTTTTCAGTTATTAAAAAGATTGCAGGGGATTGGATTGATAAATACTGGGATCATTCTTTTTTGATTAACGAAGCTGATTCTGATTTAGTTAATATTCAAAATGTACTCTCAAAAAATAAGCCATGCTTTATCTGCCCGTTTAATCCAACGGCTGAAAATATGGCTGAGTATCTTTTAAGAATTGTATTTCCTAAATTGTTTATTAATGAAGATATTGAAATCTGTAAAATTGAATTATTTGAAACTGAAAATTGTAAGGTAGTGGTAGAAAAATGAAAAGATATACTTGGAAAGAAATTGAAACTTTAATCGTTCAAGCTTGGGGCGGGAAGCCAGTTTTAAAAGTATGGGGAGTTCCTAGAGGCGGTATTCATGTTGCTCAAATCTTGGAGAAATATTCCTTAGCAGAAATGGTTGATGAGTTGCAGGATTGCGAACTCGTTGTGGATGATCTTATTGATAGCGGAAGAACTAAAGATAAGTATAAAGATTTAGGTTTTAATTTTTGGTGTCCAATTGAAAAAAGCGATACTGATTGGATTGAGTTTCCTTGGGAACAGGAAATGGATATTGACCATGAAGATATTATTACCCGTTACATTGAAGCAATTGGCGATGATCCTAAACGTGCAGGAGTTCTTGAAACACCTAAGCGAGTAGTGAAGTCATGGAAAGAAATTTATGGCGGTTATAAAGAAAATGCAGGAACTCACCTTTCTAAATGTTTTGATTCAGATTCAGATGAAATGGTTATTTGTAAAGATATTGAATTTTATTCTACCTGTGAACATCACATGATTCCAATTATGGGGAAAGCTCATATAGCTTATATACCCGATGGAAAAGTTGTTGGCTTATCCAAGCTTGCAAGAACAGTGGAAGTATACGCTAGAAGGCTTCAAATACAGGAACAATTAACTTGTCAGATTGCTGATGCACTAGAAGAACATATTCCGAACATAAAAGGTTGTGCAGTAGTTATTGAAGCAAAGCATTTCTGTATGTGTTCAAGAGGCGCAAACAAGCAGAACTCAAGCATGGTTACAAGTGCTTTAAAAGGGTGCTTTAGAGAAACAGATGTAAGAACTGAGTTCTTTAATCTTATTAGATAAGGAGTTTAAAATGCCACGTCCTAAAAAATCAGATGCCGACAAAAGGCTATTTCTTGAATTGTATCCTAAGCTACAAGGAAACATTTCTGCGCTTTCTTCTGCCGTAAAAGTTAGTAGACAAACGATCTATAACTGGATGAAGAATGACAAGGAGCTTAAAAAAGAACTTGATGAAATTAATGTAGATGATTTAAAATTGGACGTGGCTGAAAATCAGCTTCTTGCTTTAATTAAAGAAAAGAATTTTCCTGCGATTAGATTCTTTTTGGAGAATCAAGGCGGTTCAAGAGGTTATGGAGATAAGAAAGAAATTCGTCATACAGGGGAGATTACACTGGAAGCAAAAAAACCAAAAGTAGTATTTAAGCCAAGTAAAGAAGAATAATGCAAGATGTATCCTTGTCGGAAAAGTTCGCTCCTATGTTTGAAACTGCAAACAATGAAGATGATAATATTAGGTATATACTTCTTGAAGGTGGGCGTGGTTCGGGGAAATCATTCGGTGTTGGGACTTGGGTAAATATTAACTCATTTAATGCAGGGTGGAAATTTCTATACACTAGGTACAATATGACCTCAGCTAATATTTCTGTTATTCCCGAATTTATAGAAAAATCAGAAGAAGAATTTTTGGATAATGAACAGGATTTTGATGTTTTTAGAGGATTAGTAAAGAATAATAAAAGCGATGTTGAAATACTTTTTAAAGGTATTCAAGGGAGCAGAAAAAGCTCAGTTTCATTAAAGTCTTTAAATGGTGTTAATGTTTGGATAATTGACGAAGCAGAAGAACTTGATGATTTTGATTTATTTCAAAAAATAAACCTTTCTATTCGTACTAAAAAGCAGAAGAATATAATTATCTTAATACTAAATCCAACGATAAAAACTCATTGGATATATTCGTTTTTTTATAAAGAAGATATTAATGGACAAGTAAAAAGAAAGCGTGAAGATACGATATATATAAAAACTAGCTATTTAGATAATTTAGATAATTTACACGAATCATTCATTCAAGAAGCAGAGCGTGAGAAAAAAGAAAATTTTGAGCGATATAGGCATGTTTTTATGGGTGATTGGGCATCAAAAATTGAAGGTGCTTTGTGGGATATTGATCTAATAAATAACCACAGAAGAGATAAAGATTTACTTGAGAACTATACGCAAATTGTAGTTGCCATTGACCCTGCTGTTACTAATACGGAAAAAAGCGATGCAACTGGAATATGTGTTGCAGGAGAAAAGAAAGATGGAACTTATGATATACTCGAAAGCGATAGCGAACAATGGAAACCGAGAGAATGGGCTTTAAAAGCTTTAGCTTTCTATAAAAAGTATGATGCTAATTATATTGTCGGTGAAGTTAATAATGGCGGTGATTTAGTAGAAGCTAACTTAAAATCTGTAGCAAAAGGAAATTTTAGTTATAAATCTGTAAGAGCTTCAAGAGGTAAATTAACAAGAGCTGAACCAGTTCAGACTCTTTATTCAGAAGGCAAAGTTTATCACACTGACTTTTTTACAAACCTAGAAACTGAAATGGTTACTTTTACAGGCGTTCAAGGGGATAAGTCACCTAATGAACTTGATGCTATGGTGTGGGCAATTAACGCAATGAACAAAAAGAAACAATTTAAGATCTTCGGATAAGCTTAATTTAGTTATTGATAATTCTAATAATAAGATATTTAATTATTGATTTAGTTAATGTAAAAATAATGTTTTGTATATGTATTGATATAATCAATAGTGAGTATTGATTTTATATATGTTGACAATTCTAAAAAAGAAGTTTTTATATACACATATGGAGCAGGAGCGAAGCGGAGGCGAAGAGGCTCTAAGGATAAGGATAGGATAGGTTGGTTAATTATAAATAATATTATGATTATAAACTTAGCTTTGTTAATACTTTGAAAAATAGAAATCATGTGCATATATTTACGGATGTATACATAAGGAATTGATTCATAATGAATTTGAAGAGTTTAACAAATAAGGCTAAGAATCTACTTAGCTTCAAATCTTCACGACCAACAGAACAAAAGTCTAGTGGTTGGAGTGATTACAATTTAGGCAGTTCATGCAGTAACCAAAGTATAATTTCTATCTTATCAAATTCGGGTGAATATAATTCTCTATCAGCTCGTTTTTTATGGGCGTGGTATAGGTCAGTTAAACCTATGCGCCATGCAGTTGAAGGAATTGTTTCTCCAAGTTTTGCAAGTATTAAGCCAAATATCTATGATTCTAAGGAAAACAGATTTCTCAATTCTGATGAAACAGTTGATCTTAGCAACCTTTTAGATCTTTTTAAAAATCCTAATCCAAGACAATCGGGTTTGAAGTTCAGAGAAACTTTTGCTCCCAGTTATTTTGTAACGGGAAATCTTTACTTTGTTGTAGATATTGGAGTTGTTAGCAATCAGCCAGTTTACATCACTTATACACCACCTCAAGACGTTAGCCCTGTTAAAGGCTCAAGTGGTTTTGTAGAAAGCTATACAGTGACTTCAAATACATTGATTCAGACTTTTTATCTTGAAGAAGATGACGATGGTAATATCTCTTATATGAATAGAGATAGAGATAGAGAGCTTTTGCATATTGCGAATTTTAATCCTTGCTCCGATCCTATTGATGGGCTATCTCCTTTAAGTTCTACACTTGCAGAAGTCGAGCAATACTGGCAAGGCAATACTCATAATAATGCTTTTATTGCTAAAGGTGCTAGACCTTCGGGAATGTTAATGATTCATCCCGACGTGGATTTATCAGCCGATCAAGAAGATCGGTTAAGGGATTTAGTAGAGAAGTCTACTTATGGTGAAAACACTGGTAAGGTTTTAGTTGCTCAAGGTGGTACAAGTTATCAAGAACTTTCGGTAAATAATAAAGATATGGATTATATCAATTTAATGGAAAGAGCCAAAGTTGAAATTTACACGACTCTAAATGTTCCGCTTCCATTGATTCGAGATAAGGCGATGACGCTAAATAATTATAGTGAAGCTAAATACATGCTTTATGATTTTTCTATTTTCCCGTTCGCTGATATGATTTATGATGAGTTAAATATTCAGCTTTCAAAATATTACGATACAGAGGAAGGAAGATATGTTTTGTCTTATAACAAAGATGACGTGGATGCTACGCAAATTAGAAGAAATCTTGAGGTTGATAGGTTGGGTAAGTCGGGAGCTATTACACTTAACGAGCATAGAGATTTACTTGGATACGATGCACGCCCCGAAGGCGATGTTATTTATCAGCCACTTAATTTAGTTCCTGCAGGAGCTTCTACCGAGATTATAGAAGAAAACAATTCTGAATCTAAAGGGATAAAAAGAAGCAAAGAAATTTTTATTGAAAAGTTAAAAGAAACAAAGCAATTCTCAGAAGAAGAAATTCAAAAAAGAGCAGACGAATTATATGGGTGAAGTCCTAAAGTTAAGCTTTGAGCAAAAAGAAGAATTGGCAGAAGTTTATGATGAACAAAAACTTGAATACGAAGCTTCTCTTGCCACTGCTTTGACTGCATTTTTTATCCGTATTGGAAGAGATTTTACAAATATTTATTCTGCAACTTCTGAAATAATTGATGCCAATGAATATTCAGATGAGCTTACAGGAATTTTAAAAGAGTCTTATTTAGAAACCTCAGATTATTTTAGCAAGCACTTTGAAAGGGGATTAACTCAGCAACTAGATACCGATGATCCAAAGCTTTTAGAAAGCACAGCTTTATCCCTTGCTATTTTAAACATAAAGCGCCCTCAAATCGACAAAGACATAATTCAGTACATAAACACACAAACGCCAATTCAAGCAGGATATATACTTGATACGACTAATGAAGTATTTGATAAATCTATACTTCAAGCAATCGAATCCTTGGAGCTAGAAGAAATTGATATTAACTCAAGTTCAGTTGGTAGAGCTTCGGGAAAAATTGCAAACGAAAGAAACTTAAATCGTGTTGGTACAATAAAAGAAACTGAGATCGCAAATGCTTCTTCTGAGTCAATGTCTACGGAAGCAAGGAATTTACAGGAAGGATATAACGATCAAGGTTTAGCTTTTGAAATATTAAAGCAATGGATAACAAAGCTAGATAGTGCTGTTAGACCTTCACATGTTTCAGCTCATGGACAAGCAAGAGAAACCACCAAGCTTTTTAATGTTGGCGGTGAAGAATTAATGTATCCGACTGACACTTCTCATGGAGCAAGTTTAGGAAATACAATAAATTGCCGATGCCTTTCAATTAACACTTAGGAAAACAAAAATGGAAAAGAAAGAAAAAACTAAATTAAATTTTGAAGTAAAAGCTTTGCTAGATAATAGCGATGATAAGTATTATCATATTGAAGGTATTGCTTCTACTCCCGATATTGATAATGCAGGTGATATAGTAACACCACAAGCAATGCTCGAAAGCTTTAAAAACTTTGGTTTGCCTAAATTCCCTCACCAACACGATTTAGAACAGATGCCTTTGGGCGTTTGGGATAGTTACGAATTAAGAGGCGAAGCGACAATTCTAAAAGGTCGTATTCCTAAAGTAGATAATGAAAAGCTTTTTGCTCTTATTGAGATGGGAGCTTATGGCGGTTTATCAATTGGCTTTATTGTTATTTCTGCCGAAGATGAAGATGGTAATGATATTACAAGAAAGAGAAATCATAAAGGTCTTAGAGTTATTACTTCAATGTATGTTTTTGAAACTTCATTAGTTACTGTTCCATGCAATGAATTTGCAGAAGTTTTAGAAGTTAAGTCAGCTAATTTTGATGCGGATAAATTAAAAGAGATTAAAAGTTTTTATGAAAAAGAAAACAAAGGTAATGAAATGAAAATTGAAACTAAGGGCGCAATGCTTGCTAACTTTATTAATGAATCAATAAATGATAAAGAGAGTGAAGGCTTTACCCGTTCTGATTGGGTATCTTATATTGCTAGAATGATGAGCTTATCAGAAGAATCTGTTGAAGCGATGATTACAGGCGAAAGGGATCTTATTGGAGAAAACGAGGCATATAATCTTGCGTGGGCTTTAGATACTTATTCAGAAGTAATTAGACAGATAGCAATAGCTGAGAAGCTTGATGAGCTAGGTTTGTCAAATGAAGATGGTGCTGAAACTAAAAATAGATTTGAAAATTGTGAAACTTTGCGTGATATTGAAAAAGAACTTAAAACACTTAATATTACAAGTGAAGAAAGTAAAACAATAATTTCTAAAGTTAAATCGGTGAAGCGAGATGCTGAAAATGATTTAGAAGAAAAAACCGAGGGTAGTCGAGATGACGAAACTCAAAGCAAAACAGAATCGAAAGCTTTAGATGAAGCTTTAGAATCACTTAATTCTATAATTAACAAAAAATAAAAAAAGGATACTAAGATGAGCGAAAAAGCAATTCTTGATGCAGTTGAAGAAGTGAAAACAATTCACGTTCAAATGCAAGAAAAACAAGCTGAGTATAATGAACAGCTTAAATTGGGTTCAGACAAAACTGAAAGCGTACAAAAAGCACTTGATGATATGAAAGTTGATTTCGATAAGAAATTATCTGTCGTTGAAAAATCACTTGCTCGTAAAAACCAAGGCGTTAAAGCTGATGAAATGACTGTAAAAAGTCTTAACCACTTGAACTCAGTTCTTAAATCTCATAACAAAAAAGAGATTGACGAAGCTCAGTTTAAAGATGCAAGCGGTGCTTTTGAAAAGTATTTACGTAATAGAACAAACGAACTTACCTCAGAAGATCATATGGCACTTAAAGCTATTAATCTTGGTAATGGTTATGCTGTTCTTCCTCAAACAAAATCAGTGAATACTGTTATTGATCCTCAAGGTGGTTATTTCATGACTACTGAGCGTTCAAACAACATTACTGAAAAGCGTTTTGATGGTCATGGTTTATTTGAACTCGTTGGTAAAGTTAATAACTCTACTGGTCGTTTTGAAGAAATCATTGACTGGGCTGATTATGATATTGCTTACTACAAAAATGAACTTGATGATTCCTCTGCTCCTGCTGATGGTGAAGACTTCAAGCTTGTTACTTGGGAAGCTAAGACTCAAATGTATGGCAAAAAATTCTCTTATGAATCTTTGCAGGATATTCCCGAAGTTCAAAACCATGTAATGTCACGCCTTCTTAGCGGTGCAATGCGTCAGACTTCTGACCTTCTTGTTACTGGTAACACTCAAGGTAAGCCACGTGGTATTCTCACATATGATAACGGCACAACTTACGGAAAAGTTGAACAAGTAGATTCTTCCGTTGCAGGTGCTTTCACTTTTGATGATGTTCTTACTACACTTCCAAGTGTTTTAAAAGATGATTATCATGCGAACAGTGATTTCATTATGAGACGTGCAACTTTCATGAATCTTCTTTCACAGAAAGATAATGAAGGCAAGTATCAAATTGGCAATCAAGTAAACTTCTTCGATGGAAGCGGATTTACAGCAGGTGCTTTAGGTCTTGGCGGTTATGGTATTCGTTTTGAAGCTTCAATGCCTGCAATGGCTACTGGTGCGCTTGCAGTTGCTTTTGGTGACTTCTCAGAAGCTTATACTTATGTGACTCGTAGCGATGCGAATATTCACCGTGACGATTCAAAGCCTGCTTACACTACTTTGACTCTTCGCAGACGTCATGATGGTAAAGTTAAGAACTTTGAAGCTTTCAAAATTCTCAAAATTAAAGCCTAATAGGAGGTATTTAAAATGCAAAATGATCTATATAATAACGTCAAAAGCGTTGTAGCACTTAACCATCAAACTATCAATACTGATGTTGATACTGTAGGTGTAGCTGTTGATACTCTTGGTTTTGAGTCTGCAATCGCAAGCGTTAAAACTGGTGCTGTTACAGCAGGTGATGTAACTATCTCAGCCGTTCTTGAATCTGATGATGCAGGTATGGCAGGAGCTACGGCAATTCCTGCTAATCGTTTAATCGGTTCTGCTTCTGCGGTTTCTACTGCAAACACAATTGATGAAATTGGTTTTGTAGCTGATAAGCGTTATGTCCAAGTTCAAGTAACTACTGCAAATACTGCCGATTTAGCAGTTGGTGCAAATGTTATCCTTGGCGATCCTGCTACTGCCTCAGTTAGAGGTTAATTAATTATAGGGGTTCTTAATTGAGCCCCTATAAACTTTTAGGAGAAACAATGAAAAAGTATAAATTCAAAGTTGATAAAGCTTTTAGTAATGATGGTTTAAAAGTTATCGAAGCAAAGAAAGGCGAAGAACACGAACTCACAGATTATTTAGCAAAAGCTTTTCTTGAGAGTAAAGTTATTGAAGGTTCAAAGCAAAAAAAAGATAAAGAACAAAAGCAAGAACAAGAAATAACAAGCGATGAAAGCGAAGTTGATTTAATGGCAATCTTTAATGAAGACCCCGAAAGATTAACTGTTCCCGAATTAAAAGAAGTTTGCAAAGAGCTTGGAGTAAAATTCCACCATGCTTCAAAAGAAGCTAAACTGATTTCATTAATCAA